CCTCGTGAAGAGGACATCGCCCTCCAGCCCCGGGAACCAAAACCTTGGTTTCCTATCCTGGAGGGGCCGACTATCGCGGTCGGTGCGCTAGATGCTGCGCTAGAAATACTTGCATCCTCTCAACCTAGAGACTCCTAGACTGTTTCACGGTCATGGAGTATTGGTTACTTTCCACCCTATGCTTCAGAGTTCAGTTAAAGAACAGAAGAAACCTTTGTTTAAAAGGGGAAACCCTAATAAACATTTAAAGTTTATTCGGCTCTACGACTTCGCTCTGCGCGTTGTAGGCTGGTTTGGGAAGGTCTTCGGACCTTCCGTCGGTAACCCAAAAGGTTTTGAACCTCTCATAAGCGACCTTTCGAAGGTCTTTAGAACACGTGGTCCCCGAGAGGGTATCAAGTATTCTAAGGCTCTTCGTCTTTCTGTGATCTATTGGTTAACCAATGATACCAGAAAGGTTGAAGGTGTTGCTTATGGTTCTAATGGGACTCCTAAGGTCTTACAGAACTACCTCACAGAAAATATGCGTAGATCACCTAGAAAACTAGCTGTTCTACTCACAGTTTTATGTGTCAGTAGGGCTGTACACCTCCCAGAAGAACCTGACTTCTCAACTATTGAGGCCGCCTCGAAACAGAGGGTCGGTTACTCTATAGGAGAGTATGTTAAGGACTTCTGGAGAGACCTAGGCTACCACAAATATCACCAAGTACCCAAGAGGGTACGATGGTCAAAATTTCACTTCACAACAAAGTCAGGGCCTAACGGCCAAGGACTTTGGACAAGCCTTAGCGATTTGAGAGCTCTTCATGAAAATGAAGAGCTTCTTGAGTCGATAAAGTTTGTCGGTGGAGAGAAATTTTGTGGTATTATCTCTAACTTGTTGAGGATAGTTTGGTTTCTTCCTTCCTTTGGAAAGAAGAAGCCATACAAGCTTCGAAAGCTTGTAGCATTTCCTGATAAGGAGGGTAAGACCCGGATAGTAGCAATCTTGGACTATTGGTCCCAGACTGTTCTACGTCCGGTACATTACCTTCTCTTCCAGGTCTTGAAACGAATCCCCCAAGATAAGACTTTTGCCCAGGGTGCCTTTAAGGATAACCTCAAGGACTCGGATATCTATTACAGTGTCGACCTTACGGCCGCCACAGATAGATTTCCTATGAGTCTTATTGAGGAAGTGCTTAAAGGGCTTCTTCCAGATGATTTCATTAGACATTGGTCTAACATAATGATTAAGTTTCCATTTGATTACAACGGTACCGTGAAAAAGTACTTAGTTGGAAATCCGATGGGTGCTTACTCATCATGGTCCTCTTTTGCTGTAGCTCACCACTATGTGGTTTACTACTG